GAGCCGCTTATCCGATCCGGCGTTTTTTGACGAGAACAGCTTGCAGAAAAATGCTTTGCGTGTGGAAGGATTGAGAGACATGTCAGATCGTTGCGGTGAAAAACCTCCTGAACATTGGAGCGAAGGAGCAAAGCGGCGGGGATGGGGCATGTGGGTATTTTCCGGTGGATCAGCATCGGTATTTGGGCATTGCGAGTTGGCATCCTGCCCGAGGCTTACAGAATTTATGCGATGGGCAGGACAAAACCCGGAGCCGGGCGGGGAGGGAAAATCATGAGCACAAAGCCGATTTTGTTCAGCACGCCGATGGTGCAGGCGATCCTGGACGGGAGAAAGACCATGACGCGGCGGGTGATGAATCCGCAGCCTCCAACAGGCGCATCATTTCTTGATTTGTGTGACGCTATGTCGATCAACGCCGTTGACCGTCACGGAAACGACTACCCTAAAGATGTGGATGGTCTGTATGCAACGTTCGAGTATGACGGATGGCCGGAGTTCCCGGTTTTCAAATCGCGGTATCAGCCCGGTGACATCCTGTGGGTGCGGGAAACCTGGAGCCCCGTACATGTTCGCCAAAGACGCTATTTGTATAAGGCAGATGCAGAGAATGGCGGCGAAGGTGACGGACTGCCTATTCGTTGGAGACCCTCCATTCACATGCCCAAAGAGGCGGCGCGGATTTTCCTGCGAGTGACGGATGTGAGGGCTGAACGGTTGCAAGATATCCTTTGCGGGGATATGCAGCGGGAGGGATGCATCCCTAAAACAGTAACGGGGGGCCAATGGCAACAATGGCAGCATGATTATTGGATTCCGCTGTGGGACAGCATCTACGCCGAACGCGGAAACGGTTGGGACACAAACCCTTGGGTGTGGGTGTACAGCTTTGAGCGCGTGGACAAGCCCGCAGGCTGGCCGGGCGGCGAGGGCGAGCATGGACATTGACGGCATCAAGGTCACGGTCACGGGTGACCCCTACCCCGGCGAAATCGAGGGCTATGTGCGGCGCGGATTGCGCGAACACGGCACGCGACTGACGGCGATGGAAATCACGCTGGACGGCGCGGATTGCGACATCCACTACATCCTCAAGCAGCCGTTTGAGCGTATCAGGCGCATCACCGGGTATTTGCAGAAAACAGAGCAGTGGAACAGCGCGAAAAAAGCAGAATTACAAGACCGAGTTGTACATGAGAAGGGGGATTGCTGATGCCAAATAAATACAAGGTGTACATGCACACCATTCCCTCTACTGGCAAAAGGTACATTGGATGCACAAAACAAAAGCTATCAAAGCGCTTTCAAAATGGTTATGGATACGAGAAAAACCCAGATTTCTTTCGAGATATTCAACTTCACGGATGGGAAAGTGTTAGAACTGAAATACTTGCTTCAGTAAACGATCGTGAGCTTGCTTTGTTCTTTGAGGGTGCTGCCATCGAAAGATATTGCACACTCGACGAGAAACATGGATACAACTTATGGTCGAGCGGGAACAATAACAAGCCTGACAAGCGAGTGGGGCGGAACATCAGCGCAGCAAAGATGGGGCATGAGGTGCGCCAAGAAGTGCGAGAAAAATTGAGTTGCTACGGAAGGCGCTCGGTTGTTTGTCTGAGCATGGACGATAATTTTATTAAAGAATATAGCAGCATAACAAAGGCGGCTAAGGCTGTTGGAGCCTTTAAGAGCAACATCTGGGCGGTTTGTGACGGCAGAAAACGAAGCTGCAAAGGCTACAAGTGGGTATTTGCAGACCGATGGAACAACGCCAAACGCATGGAAGAGCGTGACCGAGTGAAGCACATGATGACACACGAAAGGCGGTGACCGCATGACGGCAGAACAATTCCTCAACTCAATCCGTGGACTGGACTGCGAAATCACCGCGCTTGACAACGAACGCGTTCGCATAGCCGAGCGCCGCCGTGACCTGCTCGAAAAGGCTGAGAATATCGGCGCGGCGCTGTCTGGGGTGAGCGTCAGACATGGTGTGTCAAGCAAAACTGAGAACATCGGCATCCAACTGGCTGACCTACCTGTGGACATAACAAGGCGGCTCAACGAATACCAGCGCAGGATTAACTCGATGATTGATTTACTGGTGGACAGAAAACAAATCGCGCTGGACGCAATCGGGCAGATTGAGGACGCACGGTGCAGGGCATTGCTGACACTGAGATATATCAACGGGTACAAGTGGGTGACGATAGCGGACATGATGAAATACACCGAAAATTGGATTAAGGTGGACTTGAAACAACAAGCAATTGCCGAATTTGAACGCTATATGAAAACAACCACCTAAAACCACCTTTACTTTGCCTAAAAACAGCGTATTATGGTACTGTAAAGATTCACAACAAGACCGCTCCTAACAGGGCGGTTTTTGTATTGGGTGGTGGGCTGTTGGATGTTGGGCTGATGCAGGGCGATTGCCTTGAACTGATGCAGGATATACCGGACAAGTCGGTTGATTTGATACTGACAGACCCGCCGTACAATATCGGTAAAGCGAAGTGGGACAAAATACCGAACTATATCGAGTGGTGCGGGAAGTGGTTCAAGGAATGTGAGCGGTTATTGAAAGATAACGGCTCATTTTATTTCTGGCATAACGACATGGTTCAGATTGCTCAACTCATGGAGTGGATAAGGCAGAATACGGGGTTCGTGTTCAATTCGTTTTGTGTGTGGGACAAGGGCGATTTTCGTGCGCTGAGTTGGAAAAACCCAAGCGATGCAAATAATCTGCGGAGTTGGTTTAACACTTGCGAATACTGTATTGCATATACACTTCAAGATGACTTGGGGCTCAATCACTTCCTTTTGCGTAATGGATACCTGAAAGAAATGGTAGGATATTGTTTATCAGAGCGGGCAAAGACCGGGTTGACGATGAAAGAAATAAGCGCGCTTGTCGGGCAATCTTCACCTCATTTTTGGAGGTGTGACTGCCATTGGAGATTCCCGAGTGAAGATATTTGGAAACGCCTTCAAACAACTGGTTGTTTTCAAAAGCCGTATGTTGACCTTTGCAAAGAATACCAAATGATACGTGATGATTACGAAAACTTACGCTATACGCACAACCTTGACCCATGCCATAACAACGTTTGGCGGTCAACCGAGCGCAATAACGGACAGCATCACGTCTGCAAAAAACCAACTGACACGCTCGCCCGCATAATAACCACGTCCAGCAATGAGGGTGATACCGTCCTGGATTGCTTCATGGGTTCCGGCTCAACGGGCGTCGCTTGCGTGAACACAAACCGCAACTTCATCGGCATTGAACTTGACGCAGACTATTTCAAAATCGCTGAAAGACGGATTGCCGAAGCGGGCAAGCAGTTAGCAATATAACAAGGGGGTGGTTTGGTTGGTTATGACACTGTGCGCGCACTGTTTGGAAGTGTTTGAATCAGACAGGAATTATGTTGTCAGACCTGCCAAACTACCCTATGTGGACAAGCACGACAACGAATGTTTCATATGCTGCCATCGCGGGCGTGATTATGACATTGAGAAGATAAACAAGACGAAAAACTGAGTGTAATCGCCGCAAGGCTTTTACGGCATAGACGGACTGTACATCCGATAGGGACGCAACCAATCCTGCATCCCTTTTCTATGCCTATTTATTTTGTGGGATTGGGTGAAAGGATTGGATATGGATACACGATTCAAACACATCATCCCGCCATTGTCGGAAGACGAATACAACCAACTTGAACGGAACATCCTGCAAGACGGTATTCGTGAGCCGTTGGTTGTATGGGGTGACACGCTGATAGACGGACACAACCGTTATTCAATAGCCCAAAAGCACAATATCACATATACCACCGTCAACAAGGATTTCACGGACGATAAAGCCGCAACCGAATGGATTATTCTTAATCAGTTTGGGCGCAGGAACATCAATAACTATCAGCGGTCAATACTTGCGCTTCAGTTAAAGCCGATATTGGCAGAAAAGGCAAAGGAACGGCAAGGTGAGCGCACAGACATTGTGCAGAAATCTGCACCAAGTTACGGCAAAACCCGTGATGAACTTGCAACCATTGCGGGGGTGTCACACGATACCATTGCAAAAGTTGAGAAGATAGAACTATCAGCATCAGAGGATGTTAAGGCACAAGTAAGGTCTGGCGAGATGTCCGTCAATCAAGCATATCAAGCGGCTATTGGCGAAAACAAACCCCATGTATCAAACAATTCGGGTGAAAACGAATGGTATACACCGATTGAGTTTATCAATGCGGCGCGTGAGGTTATGGGGAGCATTGACCTTGATCCTGCGAGTTGCGAAGCGGCAAACAAAACCGTCAAGGCAACAAAGATATACACCATCAATGACGATGGACTAAAACAACACTGGCACGGCAATGTATGGCTTAACCCGCCTTACGCAAGTGATTTGATAGGTAAGTTCGCCGATAAGGTTGCGGAAAGCAAAAACGATATTCAGCAAGCCATCATCCTTGTAAACAACGCAACCGAAACAGGATGGTTTAATACGCTGATTGGCATTGCATCGGCGGTTGTGTTTCCAAAGAGCCGCGTCAAGTTTTACATGGCAGATGGAAAGACAGGCGCACCGTTACAAGGGCAGGCATTTATCTATGTGGGCAATAACCCGCACAAGTTCCTTGGAGTGTTCAGAACGTTTGGATGGGGAGCCACGCTATGAGCGAGAGGGGCGTAATTCAAGATACAAAGCGCGCCCAGCAAATCAACAACTTTCACAATCTTAGGTTTGGCAACATTACCCCAACGGATATTGATGGGTTGATTGAATATCACGATAAAGCGTGGATTGTCTTTGAAATCAAATACAAAGGTGCGCAATTGCCATTTGGGCAAAAGCTGGCAATAGAGCGAATGATTAATGCGTTTACTGCCGCTGGTAAAAAGGCAATGGCGCTTGTTGTTGAACACAACGTAGATGATACGAACAACAGTGTTGATTGTGCTGAATGTTTTGTGCGTGAAGTGTATCACAGTGATAACCCGACATGGCAACCGCCTAAGTGGAAAATCAAACTGGGCAAGATGGCTGAGGCATACATCAAGCATGTTGTAGATAAAGCGTAATAACATTGGGAGGCGACCATGCTTAGGGACGCTTGCTTACAGTACATCAGAAAAGTCGGAAAAGAGATCAGAAGCACAATGGTAGAAACGGACAAGGGGAAATCGACACTCAGTCTATTGGTGCCTCTTAGAGAATTGCGCGAGGCGTACACAACACACGATACTAAACACAATTAGGCGACCGGGGCGCGACTATGACATTGTGAAGACAGACAAGACTAAGCAATAGGAGGCGTCATGCAGATACCTGAAAGCGTCCGCATCGCTGGGTTTGACTATGAGGTAAGCGTTGCCGAAGCAACCGATTTGGACATAAAAAACCAAGGCACGTTAAACACGCTTAACGGCACAATTACGTTGCTTGAATGCATTCCCAAAGAAATGATGTGTACTTTTTTACACGAGTGCATCCACGCAATGATGTTCGCGCTCGGATATTCGGCAGATGAACATGACGAGAAGCTTATCAATGGGCTTTCGCGGCAACTGTTTCAGCTGGTGCAGGATAATCCTGAGATGTTTGAGCGGGTAGATGACGGGGACGACGATGGGACGATATGAGGACATCCTGTGGTACGACTTTGGCCAGCATAGAGCGGGAGGGCGCGAGTGGGCAGATACGAAGATATCGGAAACAATGAAGTCCGTAATTATTGTGTATATAGACACATAACTCCTGTTGGGAAAATATATGTAGGAGTGACGATGAACCCTAAAAGGAGATTTAGCAGGAATGGAAGCGGTTATAAAGGGTGCGCTTCTTTTTATTCTGCAATCTTAAAATACGGGTGGAACAACATCGAGCATGAAATACTCGAAACTGGGCTTACGTCAAAAGAAGCCGATGATAGAGAGTTATTTTACATAAAGTCGTATAGGTCTAACGAAAAAGATTATGGCCATAACATTTTAGCGCACGGCAACGTATCGATGAATAAAATAACAGACGAGATCAGAGCCAAGATGTCTAAAACAAGAAAAGGGAGAAAAGGCGCAGTATGGACGGATGAAATGCGCAAGGCTTTATCCGAAAAGAAAAAAGGGTGTAAAGGATTTATACCAAGCGATGAAACGCGAAAAAAAATATCCGCCGCGTTAACGGGGAGGCCAGTTAGCGAAGAAACCAGAAAAAAAATATCAGAATCACAAAAAGGAAAGTGGCATCATACAGAAGAAGCGCGCGAGAAAATGAGAGAAGCGCACAAACACAGAAATCCAGTTAGCGAAGAAACAAAAATTAAAAGGTCTGAATCACTCAAGGCATATTATAGCAACCCTGAAAATAAAGAAAAAACCAAAAAAACCAAAGCAAAAAATAAGGCAGAAAGGCTACGGAAAGTTGGCTAAGTATGAGGATATTTTATGGTATACGTTTGGTGAGGATGTAAAAGAGGTTGTAGTTTTTCCGCTGTCGGATGTGCACCTGGGCGCGCAAGGCTCTGAGGCGATGGCGTTCTACGACCTCATCGGGCAGATTGCGAAAGAGCCGAATAGTTACGTCACTCTCCAGGGCGACCTGATAGACAACGGCACGCGCAATTCAGTGACAAACATATTTCGGGCGACAATGCCACCGTCACAACAGAAGCGTGAAATGGCAAAGGCGCTTGAGCCGATACGCGATAAGATACTGTGTCTGCTGCCCGGAAATCATTGCAGGAGAAGCGGAAAAGACGCGGACGATGACCCGATGTACGACATCGCTGCCAAGCTGGACCTGGAAGAGCGATATCGTGAGAGCATCGCCTTCCTGCGTGTGGCGTTGGGCAGGCGCACGGCGGGGAAAATACGGGACGGCAAGCCGCACACCTACTTCATCGCGTGTGTACATGGCGCCGGTGGTGGTGCGCTGCCGGGTGCCGGGGTGAACCGAGCCGACCGCTACCTGCAGGCGCTGGACGGTGTGGACATCCTGATTCACGGGCACACGCACAAACCCTACGCCCTGCGGGGGTCCAAGCTGGTTCTTGACCCGGCCAACAAAATTGTCAAACAAAGGCCAACCCTGGCGATGTGCGCTGGACAGTGGCTGGACTACGTGGGCTATCCGGTTAACAAAATGATGACACCAGTAGCAATGCCAGGAGCGAATAAGCTCAAGCTGTACGGAAACAAGTACAAGTTTGAAGCGGTGGTTTAAGCGCAATAGCGTTTAAGCGGCACAGACGGTCTGTACAACCGACAGGAGCAAGACCAATCCCTTGCTCCTTTTCTGTGCCTAATAAAAGTGTCGGGATTGGAGAGGGATTGGAAAATGTTTTGGAAAGATGTTGTGGGATTTGAAGGCCGTTACAAGGTGAGCAACACGGGGCTTGTGTATTCTTGCTTTGCGGGAAAGATGAAGGCAACGAAGAAGAATAACCGGGGCTATGTGCAGGTTGCGCTTTATAAAGACGGCAAAGAGCACATGTGGCTTTTGCATAGGGTTGTAGCCACGGCGTTTATCCCAAACCCAAACAACCATCCGCAAATCAACCACATTGACGAAGACAAAGACAACAACCGCGTGGGAAACCTTGAATGGTGCACAAACAAACACAACAGGCATCACGGGACAGGCTACGACAGGTCTGTTGAGGGGCACGACTACAAACGAATAGGCTTTAACAACGGGAAGCCTGTCACAATGTTTACTCTGTGTGGGAAAGAAGTAGCATCATTCCCGAGCGTGATTGCGGCACAAAGAGAAACCGGGATAAGCGAAGGCAATATACGCCAATCGTGTTATGGGAAAAGGCGTGCTGCTGGCGGCTATTCTTGGCAATATTGCGACCCCGAAACAGCAAAAAAGGTAAAGCGCCATGTGCTTGAAACGGGCGCAAACAAGCTGCTGCTGAGTGGCAGTAAGTTCCGTTTCGAGGCGGTGATCTGAGTGGCGGGCGATCCGCATTATAAGACGGCGAAACACTTGAGATGGCGCGAGAAGGTGCTGAGGAATGCCGGGTATCTGTGCCAGGAGTGCGGACGATATGGCAAGCGAACCGAGGCAACGCACGCTCACCACAAGCTGCCGCGTCAGGAATATCCTGAGCTGCAGTATGACGTTAGGAACGGCATGGCGCTGTGTGCGGCGTGCCATAATAAGTTGGAGCCGAGGACGCCGAGTAGAAAATAGGTCATACGCCGTTTGGCTGATGATAGCAGAATAGGGTAGCTCCCGACAAAGACAGCACTCCACTGTCTTTTCTGCTTTATATTGGAGAATTACAGGGAGAGTAATTATGGAATATCAATGCAAACAATGTGGGAAGATATTTACGCCCAAGCATTCTAAGTGTCACACGTACTGTTGTTATCAATGCTTTACAGATTACAGGAATGATAACAGCGAAAGTCTAAGCAGGGTGCCTATAGCCGCCTGCCCGATATGTGGGAAAACATTCAAACAAGTATCTGGGGGCCACGGGAAAAAGAAATACTGCTCATCCGAATGTCAAAATATAGCATTACGAAAGTACGAAGAAATACCGTGTGCCCAATGCGGGACAATGTTTTATAACCATAGAGGAAGGCTAAAGTATTGTTCTGTTAAATGCTCAAACGATTCAAAGCGAATATATGAGAGTGAAGCCGATCAAAGAAGAGCGTACAATAAAATATACTACGACAAACGTGCTGGTGATAGAGAATCACGCGCAAAGGAACGACAAGAAAAAAGGTTATTAAGAGAAGCGGAACAAAAACGCATAAAAGAATTAGCGCTTATAAAACGAACGAGGGTTGCGGTATGTGAAAACTGCGGTGAAGAATTCACCACTACTAACGCGACTAAAAGATATTGCAAACCAGAGTGCGCTAACAGAAAAAGGAATAATGATAAAGAAACAAAAAGAAGAACACGATTAAGGCAAAACGGAACAATTGACTGGAGCGTTACTCTTGATCGATTAATCAAAAGAGATAAGAACGTATGTCACATTTGCGGGGGAAGATGTAATAATAAGGATAAGCAGATAGACGCCAACGGCACAACAATATGCGGAAACAGCTATCCATCTATAGACCATATCAACCCAGTATCAAACGGCGGCACACATACGTGGGATAACATAAAGCTCGCGC